TCTGTGTTTTGTCCTTTACTTTCTAAAAGCGTTTCTAATTCTTTATTTTTTACAATAAATGTTCCTTTAGCTCCATTAAAAGTATAAATGTTAGCTGGGATTGGTTCAATGCCTGCTGAACAGTTTGAGATTCTTGAATTAGATACAGTAGGTGCGATAGCAATCAAATGAGTATTTCTCATACCTGTTCCTTTACACCATACAGGTTCACCATATTCTACAGCTAATTGACGTGAAGTAGCTTCAGCTTTTTGTCTAATATCACTAAATATGGTATGTGTCCAAGCTGTAGAGGCAATCGAATTAAATGGTAAATTCTTTTGTTGTAAAAATGTATGCCAACCCATTACTCCTAAACCAAGTGCTCTACCTTTTTTAGCGTGACGATGAGTTCTAATAAGTGAATCTTTACCATTACTCTTATCAATAAACTCTTGCATCACACCATCAAGAAAACGAATAGCAGTTTCAATTACATCTGTATCTTTCCACTCATCATATTTAGCTAAGTTAAGTGAACTTAAGCAACAAATAAAACTATGTTCCTCATCAGTGTGAAGTGTAATCTCAGTACAGATATTAGTCATACTAACATCTAAATTATTCATAGCATAGGCTAACGGATTATTTTTGTTAACACTATCCTTAAACATAATATAAGGTTCACCTGTCTCAACTCGAGTTTTTAATATCTCTAACCATAAAGACATAGCTTCACTATCTCTATCATTGAGACGCTTCATAAAAGCATCATCAATAACAACACACTGGTGTAAGTTAAGACATTGTCTGTTTGGGTCACCTTTTGGTCTACGAATTTGGAAAAATTCTTTAATGTCTGGGTGGTTAATGTCTAGGTTTACAGATGCTGCTCCTCTACGAACTGATCCCTGGTTTGTAGCTATAATTGAAGAATCATAAATTTTACACCAAGGAACTACACCTTCACTTTTACCATTACCAGTAATGGCAGTTCCACGGGGTCTGATTCTACTAACTGAGATTCCAACACCACCTCCAAGGGCGGTTAATTTCATCAATTCAGCATTTGTTAAACCAATACCTCTAATGGAGTCAGGTGTATCAATTCCAAAACAAGAAATAGGTAAACCTCTATCAGTTCCAGTATTAGATAATACAGGACTAGCTAAACCAATCCAACCATTCCAAATATACTTAAAGAATTTATTTTCAAGGTCAGGTCTATTAATTCTTGTAGCTATAGAATGAGCTACTCTTCTATATGCCTTTTTAGGTGTTTCATCTGGGAGTAGGTATCCTTTAGATATAGTAGCTACTCCTACTTCATCCATCCATTCAGGGTAATCTTTTCCTTTTACCCAATTTGCTGTGTCTATAGTTATATTTCCGTCCATTTTTAAAATATTGATTCGTCCCACTGTAAATGTCCCTTTGAGTAATTAGTTACTCTTGAGGCAAAGAAATCTGTGTGTTGTTTACCTGCTGATAGAGAGTCAAACCATTTCATTCTTTTAAGAGCATTGGTATCAATTCCATCAATGATAGGTCCATAACCTAAATCTCCTAATTTAGTATTAACTCTATTTTTAATAAAGGCAACCAAATCATCTTTAGAACAACCTTCAAGATCTCCTAACTCATAAACTTTATCAATAAAATCAAGTTCTAATTTTAGAGATAATAAAGCTGCTTCATTTATCGCTGTTTTGAGGTCCGGAGTGTTGAGGTGAGGATTTTCTTTGATAAGTGTTCTGAATAACCAACATCCTGCTTCGGAGTGCATTGATTCGTCTCTAATAGACCATTCAACAATTTGGCCGACCCCTTTAAGTTTATTTCGCATTTTAAAAGATAATAAGATGGCGAACGAAGAGAATAAATTAACTCCTTCGGTAAACGCCGAGAAGATAGCGAGTGATTTAGCAATATCTTGCAAATCATCTTCACCATCGAAATTATCCCTAGTAGACATAAGATTTTCAATTTTAGCCATTGTAGCTTCATCCTCGAGAAATTCTGAGAAGTTGTCAAGTCCAAGTGTTTCATTTAATAAAGAATATGCTTCAGCGTGAATAGTTTCAAATGCTCCAAATGTGGTAGCCATCATGATAACTTCAGGCTTACGGAACCATTTAGTTACAAGACCACTCCAATAATCATTTACAATTGTTTCGGTTTGAGCAAAACCTTTTAATATAGAACCAACTATATTTTTTTCTGTTTCTGTTAAATTTTGTTTCCAGTCATTTATATCACTCATCATTGGTACTTCAGTATGGAGCCAATGTGCTTGTTGTTGTTTTAGCCAGTAATCGTGTGCTTCAGGATATTCGAATGGTTTATAGACGACTCTCTCCTGCAAAAGATTTGATTTTGCCATTTTTTTGTTTGTTATAAGCTAAGTTGAAAAAATTGTTGAGCCAAAAGATCTCTGTCTAAAGTATTAAAATCGGTTCCTTCAATTTTTCTTACTGGTGTTTCGTTATCGTCATCAAAGTGTTCATCCAGAACTTCAAAGTGACCTGTTGAAGTATCAGCCTTAACTGAAAAAGTCATTCCATCCATTCCGTATCTATTTTTCATTATATGAAATCTACCAGTACCGTTTACTTTATCTTCTTTTTTTCTTGAAAGCGATATAGCTATATCAGTAATCATGATTTTGTCATAACTACCAGCTGCTTTATCACCTTCAATGACATTATCTTTTGCACCTGCGCGATTAACTTGAGAAACTGACCAGATTGGTAATTGGAGCTCTTTAGCTAATCCTTTAGTGCTTATATAAATATCATCTATTTCTCCCTTACGATCTTGAACTCGTTTTCTTGAAGAAAGAAGATCAACATAATCAATTAGAATTAAATCAGGTTTAAAATCTAAATCAATACATTTTTGTATATGTGATTTAAGCATTGGAATAGTTGCTTTACCTGTGGCAAATTCTTTAATAATTAGTTGGCCTGGTAATTTATCAACTAAGGATTGAACTTTATCTTTATGTTTAGAAATAGAATCAACACCTATATCAGTAAAATAGGCGTCATATCTTCTACCTACATAATCTTCACTTAGCTCTAGAGTATAATGGAGAACATTAAATCCTAATTTAACAGCATATCCTCCTAAGGCAACTAATGTCCATGATTTGCCACCTCCCGGGTTGCCGAATATTAATCCAAAATCCCCATTACCTAAACCACCTTGCATTATATTATTAAACTTTTCCCAAGGTGTTGGAACTATAATTCTAGATTCTTCTCTATATCGAGATTCAGTATCTTTATTATACTCATGGCCTAAGTTTTTATCTCCACCAGCCTTCAAAGCATTATCAACTAATATTCTAATAGAGTCATAATCACCAGCATTCAATAAATCTACAGAACTTAAAAGTGCTTTTTTTAATTGTTGATTTTTACAAAAATTAGAAAATTCTTCCTCAACATATTTTAAATCATCTTCAGATGATTGATAAGCTTCTCTTAATTGTTCTTTAATTGATACTTGTAGTACCTCATTAGTTACTTTTTTAGTTTCAACTTTTAATACCTCCATTGTAGGAGTGGTGTGATACTTATCATAATATTGGAGAATCTGTTGAATAACCCACTTATGAGCTTGGTTATCGAAGTATTCGTCACTCAAAACATCATGGATATTTTGGAGGAATTCTTTATGAGTAAGTAATGAAGATAGTACTTTGATTTGAAAACCAGTACCGTATGATTGTAAAGTATTAAGCGTCATAAATCTTTAAATTAGAAAAAGTGTCTTTAACCCAAAATTCAGTGTTTTTAATTATATGGTTTAACCCATCTTCATTATATAAAGTTAAGAAATCTAATACGCGTAAACTAGCTACTTTTTCTTTAATTTTATTATCTATAAATTCTTTTTCATTATCATCTAAAAGTGGATTACCTAAATCCATAATTTTATAATGATTTTCAACACTTGTCCAGTCATGAAGAATCCGAGCGTATACTACTCCTTCTTTTAATCGTTTCACACTTAGATCATATATGTCTTGAAGTTCTAATCTATCTCCAGCTAATTCAGGAAATTTTTTCAATACACCTTTATTTCCAACACCTTTCACACCTGAGATTTTATCTGAAGTATCTCCAACTAAGGTTTTATAGAAAATAAAGTTATGAGGAGGAACACCAAACTTATCAATTACAGTTTTAGTATCATAAAAATCTCTTTCTATAGGTCTATAGACTGTAATATTATCATTAACTAGTTGAAGAAAGTCTTTATCACTTGATACTATTACAACTCTAGAATTATATTCTTTATCTAAAGTTGTAGATAAGTGGGAAATAACATCGTCCGCTTCTGACTTATTGATTGA